ATGTCTACGATTTAAGTCGCTGTCGTCAAAAAACTCTATTGGTGGTATCTTTTCAGCAGAGATAGTTTCTTTGTATTCCGTTGAAGGTTTTGGTGGATTAATGGTTTTGTTCATCCTTGGCCCCTATATATTTTGTGGCTCCGTCTTAGATTTTTGTTCATGCAAGATGTTCCTAAGTTACGCCTGCCAATGGATGTCTTTTTGCCTCTGACACCACATACAGGAACATGTGCTTTACTGTTGGTCCATTTGGTAGCCATTATTGCGAATTATAGAATTACAATTTGTAGAAGTAAAGTATAGAAAAATAATTATCGTGTCTTAGATGCACGAAACCCTACTTATCTCAATAAGTATAGATAGGAATTTACAGCAGCTCAAACCACAAGTCAAGAGAGCAGTTATAAATAATTATAAATTCTTTCTTACCCTAGTGACAAAAATAAAAAAAATAAAAAAATAGTCTAGCCCTTTGTTTATCAATGTTTCCGATGTCACGTTATTTATGACAAAAATAGGACAAAAATAAGATCTAATCATCAAAGTCTAAGGGCCGTAAATCTCCCTTGCTGTCATGTTTAGTGAAATCGTTACGATCTTCAGGAAATTCTGACATTCTATTGTAAGAAAATTTAAATTCATTACTTTTTTGTATGGCTTCTGTTAACACTTCAGCAGATATGTTGCCTCTAGGTTCACAAACCTCATCATGTGTTGTGTAAGAAATACCGAGAGCACCCTTTGATAAAAATTCATCATCTCCCAATAATTCGTCTTTTTTAGTGCTGATCTTTTTTTTTCTTTGCGCTGTTAGGTCTTGATTGCTTTTCAGCCAACAACGATAACCTTCTTTGTCGATCAACCTTCTTGTAGTGTAAGCGTAATTCAATTTAGCGCAGTAAGCTGCAAATGCATTTCGTTCAGAAAAAGTCTCTACAACTATACTGTCTCCAGGTTTCATTTTTAATATTACCTGGCCCAACTCAGTTTGTTCTATTTTGCCTTTAGGGACCTTTACGTTCTCTTCTATTTTGTACTTCATATTTTAATTATAGCAGAGCATTTTGTCGCTATGGTTGCTCTGAAACCGCAAGTCCGCCGACTTCTCTTTGAGGAGAGTTATCAATGAGGCGACAAAGTAAAAACCGTTAAATACCGTTCTTATACATGTCACAAGACATGTCGTAATGTAAATCAAAAGTTGTGCAATCCCATTCTGCTTCAACCTTATCGATCTTTTGGCCCGTGCTTCGATATACATACTCAGCATAATTACTACAAAGTTCCTCTGTAGATTCGTAACCGTCATCAAATGCTTTTTCAAACGCTATAGTTTTTTTTAGGTTTTGTAAAAGCTGTTCTTCTTCTGCTTGATGCCATCTACTGCTTGCGCTCATCTTTACCTCTTTGTGTTTCGACAATACGTGTAAGAACATTTGCCATGTGGGTCTGCTGTTCAGAAGGTAGATTAGATAAATCTTTTATACAATCCACCAACTGCGTAGTTGTTTGTGACAAATCAGCCGCTATGTTTTCTAAATGGGCCATTTGTTCTGTCACAACAGGAGTTAAATTTCTGTTTATTTTCATAATACTTGAATAATAAAACAACATAAACTAAAATGCAACTACTGACTGTAAATATAAATAATGAGGATATTATGAATCAATTACCAGAAAGCTTAAACAAATACGATCACCACGTTATGGGGGACGCAATTTATTTTCCTGCCATATCAAACCACGACTATCACAACTCTGCAGGAATATCATCCACAACTATTAGAAAGTTTGGTGTTTCAGAACTACATGCCATTAAAGAAGAAATGGAGCATACACCAGCCCTAAGATTTGGGTCCGCTGCACATTCATATATTGTTGAAGGAGAGCAAGCCTTTTTGAATGAAGTAGCCATTATCTCTGGCAGCATGTATTCTGCCGCTAATAAAGAAACTGTAGCTGAATGCGCTGAGAAAGGCATAACTTGTATAAGCCCAAAAGATTTTGAAACTATCAAAGCCATGAAAGAAAATATGATTCCGTATGGAGATAAATTATTACACCCAACAGAAAATGAATACCCAAGCCATGATTTTACTTATCCATACGAGAGGGCCCTCTTCTGGTATGAAGACGACATACTCTGTAAGTTAAAAGCAGACGTTGTAAGGCATCCAGATACCCCTATGCACGATCCAAAAGATGTTATCGTGGTAGATTATAAAACTACTAAATCATGTAACCCAGACTCTTTTCTAACCTCAGTCAGACAATACGGCTATCATTACCAAGCCGCTTGGTACACAAGAGGTTTTGAAAAAGCTGGATTCAATGTCAAAGAATTTATCTTTGTAGCTCAAGAAAAAAAATCACCTTATGCCACCAAGGTATTCAAAATAGATACAGGTGACTTAGAAAAATATTGGATAGAACTAGAATATACTTTAGCTAATTACGGTAAATATAAAAATGGCTTAGTTGAAGATTTACAAACTTATAACTGTCCTAATGTTATTGAGCTAGATCTATGAGCAAAAAAATAGATATGGTAAATACACCACCTCATTACACTATGGGATCAATAGAGTGTATTGATGCTATCAAAGAAGCTCTAGGGCCAGAAGGTTTCAAATCTTGGTGCCAGGGTAACGCTATGAAATATCTATGGCGCTACAAGCACAAAGGTTCTGGAATACAAGATTTAGAAAAAAGTATATTTTATATCAATAGAATTATTCAACACCTTAAATAAGTAAGGGGCCTAAGCCCCTTACGAATACTATGAAAATGGAGAAACTTTATCCTTACTTACGATCAAAAAAAGATAAAATCAAACTAAATTATACATAATAATGTACAAAAAAAAAGCCTGCCAACTAAATGACAGGCTTAATCGTAAAATCCTTTTAAGTAATTAACTACCTAAAGATGGCTTGACCCCAACGGCAGGGCTAACAGCCTGACCAGATCCTACGTTTGCATTTTCAGAAGCAAGATAACCCTTAACGTTTGTGTATTCTTTTACACTACCGTCAGGTTGATCAACCTTCCTGGTGCCTATTACAACTCTGAGCAGCTTGCCCACAAGCTCTTCTTTTTTATCAGGATAATCATCTAATCCTGTTGCTAATATAAGTTGTGAAAATATTTTGTTAGAAACTTGTTTAGCTTCTTCTCTGCTATGCCACAAATTGTAATATTCTGTTTGGTCATAATATTGACCACCTGCTAATTCAAAAATAACTTTAAGGGCCTTGTCCCCTGCTTGTGTTGTATGATTTTCAACACTATTTATTTTTGCTTCATGTACACCTTTCGGTGCTACCGTTTTTTCTGATGCAGTTTCTGCATCCTTAAAAAAATCTACTCCGCTAAAATCGCTCATTTATTCCTCCTCATTTACAATTTTATCAACTGGTGCTACGCCCACTTCTTTACTAAAACCAAGCTTTCTAATCACGTTAGCAATATTTGGTTCTTCTAAAGGTTCTAACTTTCCAGACCTATCCTTACAGACATAACCTTCAGCTAATGTCGTTTGGAACCATCTAGTATGTACAGATTTTCCTTCACTATCAGTTTGTTCCATGACTCTCAAACATAACACCTCATCAAAAAAATAAGGTATAGACTGGCCCAACTGTTTACCAATCATTTTAGGTTGAAAGAACCAGGTCCCTTCGTTATTTTCTTTAGCCATTTTACAAACAAAGATGACATGCATAGGTAAGTCCCTAAACATTCTCATTACGTTAGTGCAGGCATTTTGTACATTGCCGTATGCTTTAAGAGCATTCTTATTAATATTAAGTTCATGCTCTAAAAGGATCTCTGACATTTCGGAAATTGAGTCTAAACAAACAGTATCATAGTCGTGTTCGCCTGCTTTCAATTCACCATACACTTGGTTTAATTCTTCATAGCTTTTTATTTCTATAGCATCAACGTTCTCTTTATCACGAATAGATAGAAGTCCTGCTTCCATGCTTATTACAAGCACTTTACCAGGAGCCGTTGAGCATGCATATGTTTTACCTGCACCAGATTCTCCATAAACTAGGATCTTAGCTCCTTGCTTATTTACCAACTGATCAGGTTTAACTACATTATTTAAAATACTCATATGATTTCCCTCATAAGATTGACATGATCATATCAAAGGGTTACGATTTGTCAATATAAATAATGGAGGAAATTTATGTCAGACAATAATGTTTGGTATGTTAATTACTGTCATAGGATAGAAAAAATTAACAACAGGCGTGTTAAGGACCTTAAAAACAAAGGGTATGAACCACTTTATGCAGATAAAGAAGTAAAACCATATTCTTTGAAAGAAATGATCAAACACATAGGTATGGAAACAGCGGCTGATCTTTTTGGAGTATCACTATCTTCAATAAAATCTTGGCGTTGGGGTTATAGAAGACCAAGTATCGAGCAAGCAAAAAAGATAATAGCAGCAACCAACGGAAAATTAGATTACGAATCAATTTATGGTTGTCCAAATGAAATAAAATAGTGTTCACAATAAACTTCAACGGCGATGAATCTGTCTATGATTTAGCTATGGCATACTATGATGAAGGATTAGATGTTGTTCCTTTATTAAGAAAAACAAAAAAACCACCAGGCTTTTTTAAAGGGTGGGCCCACTTTAAAGAAACTAGACCAAAAAGAGAAGAGGTAGAAACTTGGTTTAAGAACAGAGATGATATGACTGTAGCCCTTGTCTGTGGTCAATTTATTGTTGTCGATGCGGATACGCCTGAAGCTATGGGTTGGGTTGAGGAAAACATACCTCCTTCTCCATACAAAGTTCGTACTGGTAAAGGCATGCACTACTATTACAACAACCCACAAAACTATACAACTTTTGCTACCAAAAGATTAAACGACACACCTATAGAAAGACATATAGATATAAGGGGTGAAGGTGGTTTAATAATTGCTCCTTACAACTTACATGCAAATGGTCAAGTATATGAGCCAATAGTAAACAACAATTGGGATCTATGGGGTTTTGAAGATCTACCAGACTTTACAGAAAAAGAATGGATACAAATTACAGGTAACAAAAAATCAAATGGGCAAAGCAATGTTGCGCCATTTTCATTAGATGGTGTAAACGAAGGTTCTAGAAATGATCAAGCAGCTAGATTGGCTGGCTATTTGATAAGTAAAAATTTGAACTTAGATTTTGCTAAATTTTTTATGGAGAGTTGGAATGTACAGAACACCCCTCCCCTACCAAGACATGAAATAATATCAGTTGTAGACAACGTAAAAAGGACACACGACAGAAAGAATCAACAAGCACCACTCTTTGTACAAACAAAAGAAGACATAATACCGCCTAAAGATCTTTTTAATCCTCCAGGAGTTTTGAAAGATATGTTCAATTTTGCTGAAGAAATTGCACAAATTAGCCAACCAGAACTATCGTTAGT